AGAATCCCGGACCTGTTCCAGCATCAGCATTGACAATGCTTAATTCTCCCCGCATGTTGAATTCAGTTGAACTGCAATAGTATAAGGTATCTGGAGCATCCTGTGGAACCGTAAATGTGATTAGGCCTGTGACTGCGCCATTGCGTGTGACACCATCGTTGTATTGATTGGTTGATCCAAAGCTGAGTTCTGTCTTGATATAAAATGGTAGTGGTGCAGTCAATGACAGATTAAATGTGTAAGTGTTACCGCGCACTAAACTCAAAGTTGGGTTACTATCAAAATCAATAAGCCAGGAAGTGGTGCCATTATTGGCAACACGGTACTGTATTGCGGCTTGATCATTTTGCGCTATGTTAAAATTGTAAGTGCCTGTGCGAGCCAATATTAAATTTGGATTGTTGCCACGCACTCCTGAAAATGTGTAATACCCATTGTTTCGTGTGACTGCAAAAGTTTGTACCAACGGAATACCGGTGGCACTGACTGTGACCGCATCGGGCCCGTCTGGAATCCAGTAATATTGAGCATAGTTTATGAACTTGTCAAAGTCAACAAATGGATCCCAGGTGTAGTAATCACTCTTGTACAGATCAGATGGATTGTCAACTACAGCACCTTGCAAAGCTAGTGCATCGTTGATGCCAGGATAGGTGATAGCATCAACAACTTGACGAGTATTGTCAGGATTGATTTGGCAAACACCGGGCTCCAACTGATATTGATTGCGTACTTGTGTGGGTTCCACTACATAACGATCGTTGGCATTTACTCCGGGACCAATACGGCGACCAATAAATCCTTGGCTCTTTTTAAATGCAGGTTCTTGTATTAACTGATCCAGTGTGGCAGCTAAAAATTGTTTGTTGACCGGAGTTTGAAATATCTCTGGAAGAAAGTCTACTGAGCGTACATTAGTGGCCATTAAATTACTCCACTACCAGGTGCAGTTTGTAAATTTGTGCTGGTCAGTGCAGTGATAACTTCTACATCGTTGACTGTGGCACCATTGACAAATATTTGATTGGGAGCGGATCGTATTTCATACAAATCACCAAAACTCTTTTGTGGATTCAATGGTACCAGGACCACGCTGCTTACAACGTCTCCAATCTGTTGATGTATAAAGGCCGCAAGTTCACTGAAATAAAATGTATCTCCAAAATTCCATGCAGCCAAATCAAAATATGTTTCCATTGTGGCTACCACAAGATTTCTAATTTCACTATTACTAGCTGTGCTCTGACTGTTTTGTATGACCTTGATTGTTGCTCGTAGCGCAGTATCGGCCTTGCGCCCAAACAACGGTTGGAAGTCAACAGAATTTATAATCAAGTTGTCCGAAATCATCTTGTAAGTGTCCAGCCCTGCGTAGGCCGTGGTCAATTCGTCCAAGGTTGGTGGACTCGGTTCTGACACTGTGCCAGTAACGTCCTTGAGCCAGTTTTGATAGGCAGTATAATATTCGTTAGTGACCACATACACATCAATGATATTTGTACTACCAGGGTCAATACGATTGGTCAATGGACTGTTATGTCTATACTGGAAGTATAAATCTTGGCGACCAATCCTGGCCACATACGTGGTATTGACTGTTAATGTTCTATTGCCCGAACTGTTTAATGTCAACGTATAAAAGATCTGATCTGTAATGACTTGTGTGGGATATTGGGCATAGGCATAAAATACCTGTCCTACGTTGTATTGGTCAACTACTAGCAAGATACTGGCCTGTGTGGGATAGGTGCTGTTGACAATGTGATTTTGCACCAAAAGATATCTTTGTAGGTTATCAAAGTCCACAGTCTGTTGGAAGAATACCAATTTGTTGTTGGCATCTGTTCCAGGAGCAACTAGATCGTCAAAGAAATCTGGATTTACTGGAATAGTACTTCCGGGTCTGGTGTCAAAACTGACCACTACCTGAAAGTCGTCGGTGAGTCCATCTGTCAAGACCGGTTGAGCAATAATAGGTAATACAGTATCGTCAGGCAAAGGACTATTTAAATCTGGTTGTGAATTGATTTTAAGCACGTTCACATAATCCCTGACCACAGTGCCTGTGCGACTGTCATAAATTGGTTCGCTGGTGTAAAAGAAGAATCTGGTTTCTGCTACGCTACCAAAGAAATAATCTAGCGATCGTGATATCACAGTATAGTTTGCACCATTGGTAGTACACTGGATCAGCCAGCTGGCATCGCTATTGTTACTGTTTGTGTTTCCGGCGTTGGTTAAACTAAATGGGTCAGTTAGATCTGTATCTAGATTGCTACTAGTAATCAGGTACCATGTTCCGGATGGATAAATTACCGTGGTCCCATTGTAAATTCCAACATTGGTATAACCAAGACCAAAATCTTGATTGAGATAAATCTGATTTACTATACTTTGTTTTAATTCTGTTGGTAAGTCAATCACAAATACTGGAATAACCTCTACCGGTATCGCTCCAGTTGGCACATAGGTATTCAATACCACAGGCCCTGTTCCGTCTGGTAAATTGCCCAGTCCTCTTGCTGTACCAGACAAGTATACCGCTGTGGGACTGGCCCACAATTCCATTTTTTCAGTTGGCTGTGTTACTGTGCCGGCCTGCAAGCGATTTTCTGCATCAAAATAGTAGCCATCGGGCGGAACAAATTTTACCAAACTACCAACTGTGATATACTTGGCATTGTTGCTGGTGTACAGTGCTCCCACGGCAACTGGTTGTCCGGTGTTGTCCACAAAATAACCAGTAGCTTCATTTGTTATAACTGTGCTAAGATGCCAGCTATATGCCAATGCTGACAAATCAGGTCTTGGAAAATTAGCATAGTAAAACTGTTGCATGCCAGCCGTGGCTAGTAGAGGATTGATCTGATTGTATACCACATCGCTGATGTCATTGATACTGAGCCAGCTGAATAAAAATGCTGGAGTTAAATTGCTTTCATACAAGGCACCGTCGCTGGCAAAAATATTAGTGCTGGAATATTTTCCTGTACCGTCAACTAGGTCAAGATATCTACTGGTTCCAATACTGGCACGGTTTACTGCTGTGCTTTTTAGTATGCTGTTGTATTGTGTGAATGGAAAATTACTATAGTCTTCACCGTTGACCATTCTATTTTGTGTGTAGTATTGCGCCGGAGCACGTTGCTTTATTTCGGCTATGGTCTCACGTGCCTGTGCATTAGTCACTGGCTGTGTGATACCACAAGTAAAGGTCAGGGTTTCAATTTGTCCAGTGCGACTCACATAGCTGATTGGTATCTGTACATTTTGCATTTCTTGTGGATTGATAATATAGGTCAACCCATTGCTGGCACGCACATAAGTTCTGAATGTACCAACTGGAACAGTACTGAATATACCGTCACCAAAATTCAAAGTAATCTGATCATTTGTCCTGCTGGCAATACTGTAGATATTTTGTGTGCCCGGCACCAACTGTTCGACTGCACCTGCATAAACACTTTGTACTGGTCTCCAGAACGTGCTGACATTGCCCACATCATCTAATTGATATAACCACACGTCAGTATTATTAACACCTTCAATATTGACATTGACAGCACGATTGGTGATTCTTTCAGCCAAATTAAAATCTTGATTTTGTAACGTGCCTTGCTTGAACAAGAAAAAATATCCAGTGTTGGCGCTGGCAAATCCCAACTGATCGTTACGGAATAACACATTAAATCTACCATCAGGCAATGGCGGAGGTTCGTATATGTAATCTTCGCCTGTTGCAGTGGCATTGACCACTTCAAATGGCATATTGATACCGTCGACTGTGGCAGTATATGGAATTACTGGCAAGAAACCCGGAACAAGATTGATAGTATATTCTTGTGTATTGACTCCTAATATAGTTTGGCTAGCACCGGGTCGGCCAAATCTCTGTGTATTAACCAAAGCAGCATTGATAATGACAGTAAATTGTTCTTGCCAGTCAAGATTTGTAGGGTCTGCCCAGTTTATAGTAAGATTAGCAAGATTGATACCGTTATAATCTAAGACATTTTCTGTGGTGCTAACGCTGAATACCTTGAGATAGCCACTGGCTTCAGTGTTGCGCAATGGTGTATAGCTGACCAAGTTGGCCAACTTGATCACGCTGTCTCTACGTTCTGCTGTGTCTAGGTAATTTTCTCTAGTGTTTAAGTCTGTGCGGAATGCCAGAGCCTGGCCCATAAAGGCCATGACATCAAGTAAGGCGATGAATTCACTACTTTCAATGTAGTCATTGAATGTTTCTGGATAGTATAAGCGTAGGTAATCTACAAAACTTTTACGCAGTGTTTCAAAATCATAGCTCTGGAAGTCGGCTTCTCTATAGGTTTGATAGATTCGTTTCCAATCCTCGACGCCAAATATTACAGTTTGTCTTGTAGTTGTAGCCATAGTTCTTCCAGTGTTTTGTATTTATGGCATTAATAATCTGGGTAGTTAAACATACGTGGCCACACGCTGTGTCTGATCAAAGAAAATGCTTAGTCTTTGTGCGTCTGTGGTAGGAACTATCGTAAGCTCAAGCTGTATCAACAGGCCGTTTTCTTGCGGGAATACTTCAAAGGTGCTGAGATAAATCCTGGGATCTCCGCCTGCTACTCGCTGGACTTCAGTATATACTGATTGCAAAGTATCTTGTGTTTGATTTTCAAACAAGATATCCCATAGTACAGTACCATAGGCAGGACGACCCACCAGTTCACCTTGTCTTATATTAAAAGCATTTAACAAGTCTCTTTTGATCAGCTCAAAATCAGTCAAGGTAAAATACTTGTTTTGATTGATGGTATTAAATCCAATAAACGTAGTCATAATGTATTTACTCTTATCCTCTAAGGCGGCCAGCTTGGTTCAAAGCGTTACTAATCACTCCGCCGGCTTGATTGGATATGCCTGACGCTGCATTTTGTGCTTGATTTACCAACCCCGTAACGGTATTTTGTGCCTGTGTGACTTGACTTAATAACGCACCTCCTTGGCTTTTTAAGTTTTGTAAGATCGTTGCCGCTGAAGAAATATCCGCAAGCGAACTCAATGACAAACTGTCAGCTGATGGTGCTTCAAATGAAGGCACTGGTATTTTAGAGCTTCCTAGTATCTTGACAAATGCCACATCCAGTGTGCCACGATTTGTTGTGTTTGTAAATCCGGCCGCTGTTTGCACCTTTGCTACTAAATCGCCAGCCCCGCCACCAAATATATCTTTAAGACTATCCAGACTCAAATTAGATAGATTACCAAGTTTGTCAGTCACATTAGTTATTTGACTGTTTACTGAATCAATGGCATTATTAACAGCGCCAGTAGCGGCTGCGGTTGCACTATCGAGAGCACCTGTGGCGGCCGCAGTTACACTATCGAGAGCACCTGTGGCGGCTGCGGTGGCACTATCGAGAGCACCTGTGGCCAATGCAGTTACATCAGTATTTGCTAAATTGGTAATAGCACTAGTTGGATTGCTAAATGCCGTGGCAAACTGTGCGGCCTTGCCAGTGATATCAAGATTTGTGGTCAGTGAACTGATATTCTGGCCAATACTGCCGACTGTGGTATTTAATGATCCACTTATTCCGCTGAGAACACCAGCTGGGCTTGGAATTTTTCCATCTATTATACTTGTTAAACTACCAGATTGACTCCAGGCAGCAGTAGCAGCTGATCCAAATCTGCCAGCATTAGTAACCAAGGCACCTACATCACCTAACGCGGTATTGGTCAAGGCACTGGTTACGCTGTTCTGTGCAAACACCTGTCCAACACTGGCTGTTACTGTCTGTGTGGTAGATGGAGTGATAATTCCTCCTGACACTAATCCTGTATATCCATCTTGTAATAACGATGTCATGGCCCGAGTTTGTGTTCCTGGGTTGGCTAAAAATTGTGAGGCTGCAGTGATTCCGCCTCGACCAGTCCAGACTCCTGGCGAATTCAATACACTAGTTAACGGTGCTGGATCCCATATGAATCTTTTCCAGGTATTGGGTTTGACATAACCGGCCTGCTCTAGTTGTACACAGCTCAGGCCATATTGCCCAACTCCTTTGTCATCGCTCATTGTATCAGCGGGCTGGTCAACCAGGTTGGCAATCTGTGCCAAGATACCTTGAACCTGTATCGAACTGAGCGGCCCAATTGCGGCAATAGGAAGTTCTGAGTTGATATTCACTAAATTGGCCTGATTGATTGGATTGGTCAAAGGTGTATTAATCAATGGTGGTATTCCAGTTACCGACGGCAAGTTGCTTACTGTAGAAAGTAATGCGGTCACTGTTGATCCTGCAATTTGCGATGCCAGCACTCCGTGTAAAGCTAGTATTGCTTGATTATCAACTCCAGCAGTACCGCGATCCAATCTGCTAAGGGCAAATTTAGTGATGGTTGTTGCGGTACTGGTCAAAGTCTGTCCAGGACTGTAGCCTACTAATGCTCCAGCGGCTACTTGACCGTAGAATATCAAATCGGCCTGTAGCTGTGTCGTGCCACTTGGTGCCGACAGTCTAAATGTAGAACCTGAAGGAAGAGTATATTTGAATATGCTCATGATACCTTTGTGATAGTTACTCCAGCTGGTAACGCTGGTGCATCGGGTGGTGGACTTGGTTGTCCCGGTTGTACTATAGAAGACTGTACAGATACACCTTGGTTATGATAGGCATACGGTTCGTGTGTGGGTGCTCGGGTACAACAGCTTTCAGTGCCGGTAGAACTGGTTTGCCAGCCAGTGCTGGGATTAAACTCTACTCCAGGCATTAGATATTTTGTTATGGCAGTAGGAGCATCTGCTGGTTGTCCACCACCGCTGTTGAGTAATAGTTTACTGCCACTTAGGCTCAATTGTCCTTCAGAAGCCCAACTACCTAGTCCGCTCTTGATTGCCAAGCCACCGCCGCTCTTGATTGCCATACCGCTTTCACCAAACAGGCTGAGTTTGCCTTTGCCGGCCAAGTTAGCATCGCCATCACTTTGTATGCTGGTGCCTTTGACACTTTTGAGATTCATGCTTCCACCAGCAAAAATATTAACATCTGCGTCGGCGTGTAAATTTATTGTGCCCTCGGTTCTAAGATTTATACTGTTGGTGCTGTACACATCAAGTGTGCCTTCTTGTCCAAGTTCGACCCAAGTTTGTCCGTTGGCATGGCAGATATAAAAACAGTTGCCATCATCACTCATGGTTATTTGATGACCTTTGCTGGTTCGTATTCTGACAAGGTTATCAGATCCATCCTGGGCACCATCATCCATGACAAAACTGTGTCCACCACGTCGGCCTATCACAGCAATACCCTGTAGCGTTTGTTTATCTAGTGTTTTGGAATCATCGGTGTCACCTAGACCACTTTGATAAATGGCACGACCCGGTGTGCTAATTCCATAGCAGTTGCTGGGACTTTCTCTTTGAGCACTGGATCCAATTGGACCCCGAACTTCGTCGTTGTTTAATCCTTGTTGAAATAACACGCCGGCCACATAACTGTGTACTGGTTTCTTTTCATTAAAAAATGTTGGACTTTCGCTTGTTTTAGGATTGCTAGGTGCATTGTTTATTTCAGTGACCGGCAATCGTGGTGAACTACTCAGATACTCACCTTGTACAGCGTTTTGAGTTTGTGCTTGATCTTGGCTCACTGCACCAATGGCTGGAATCATGTGTGTGATTCCATTTTCTGGCAAGCATCCTATGTAGTATCCGTTGCCAGGATCGTCATTGACAAACACACACAGCACCTGGGTACCAATGTCGGGCGGCGTGAACCACATGCCATAACTCTGTTGGTTGCCATCCAGGAAGGTACCAGTTCCGGCACTACCGCCTTTGGGCGTGGCACCGTAAAAAGGAGTACAATAACTTACTGTCCGCCAAAGGCTTTTGTCTTCTTGGTCTTGGCCGCCAAATGTTTCAATATAAACCTGCAGACGTCCCATGCGTGTGGGGTCATTGTTCTCTTTGACTATACCTATGAAGGGGCCGGCACTGCCGGGAAGGCCTCCGCGATCCTGATCAAAGTTGTCTGGTGTTCCGGTACTGCGTTGATAATTTTCTAAGCCCATATTTTTTTATCTTTGAATTCTACCTTTTCTGGCAATTAACGGATTGCCAAATGCTGCACCGCCAGCATTGGTTGTAAATCCAGTATCATTTAGTTCGTAAGGATCGGCTTTAGGAACTGGTACTTTCGTAGGCGCTTTGGGCGCAGATTTAACAGCTTGTTTTTCAACTGATTTAGCAGCAGGAGCAGAAGCAATTTTATCTTCGATCAGTTGCACTCCTTCTATCTCCTGTTCAAATCTACCACGACTGAAAGTGCTGGTACATTCACGTGCTATGTAGGTGTTGTTTACTCGTGCCCGGCCCTGTTGATTGCCTTTTATATTCATAACTCCAGTTTCCATATCATAATCCTGTGGTTGATTCCAGCTGATGTCAAATACCACCTGTTGGCTGTCATAATTTATACTGCCGTCTGGATTGAACGGCTGGAAATTAAAATTTTGTCCAGTTGCAGTTGAAGAAATTGATCCTTGCTGTAGCCAAGCTGGGTCTCCTACTATTTTT